GTGGAGTAATGTGATTTAAAAGTTAATCCACCGTAAATACTTCTCACTCATATAAACTAAGCTTCCTAACTTATAAATCGCTTAAATACTGTAAACAAAAGTCCATTAATTTTGTAGGTTTAGGGGCTTTCTGAATATCTAAGCATTTGACAAACGATTCACCATATTAGTATTCATGGCTATCCAAGGTGTGTAAATCCTTGGAAGGTCTTCTTTCTTCAATCCTTCGTTTATCAAATCATGAATTTCATTGTAAAATTCCTCGCCATGAGCCCATGCAAATTCTAGGGCTTGGCGGATGTTATCTTGGAATTGTTCTTTTATATTGATGTTACTCCTCATCCAATACAATAGATCATAGATAACTGATCTATCAAGGGCTCCACATACTTTTGTTCCGTACTTAGTGTCATAAGTTTTAAATGTACGTTTCAAAAATTGCAAATCCTCAATAGGTCTGCATCCAGTACTTCCATCTTTAGCGGCCGATGTTATTGGCCATCCGTAATATTCATACTTAGATACGATGTCTTCATAGTCACAATATTCTGTGAACTGTGGTGTTATTGATAATATCAAATCATCCCCATAAACATAAAATGCTACATGGTCAAATATTTCATCTATTGATATAATCATATTTGTCTTCTCAAGGATTATTTCCATGATAAAGTAGGTTAAAAGAATTACATGAGCTTTACAATTTTCTGTAGTAGTTCCTGCATATCCTGAACCTAATCCTCGATGAGGCTGAAACACACAATCATGAATTTGTACATAACCATGTGTAATAGCCTGTGAAAGACATTCTCTAACAATTTCTCGTTGTCCGTGGTCGTGCGCGTCTTTGTCAAGTTCGTTGTTAAATTTATTGACAGCTTGTTTTAGTTGGTGTGTGAAATGTCCGTCCCAGTTGGTGACATCAAAATCTTGGCCATAGTCAGATTTACTTTTCAAATTCTTGTACATCCTATCCCATGAAAAGCTGTCAGGGTTTATCCCAACACATATAGGATGTAAACCATCAGAAAGTGATTGTATTTCTGAATCTATCATACCATTGTACTTGCGATATACCATATTTAAAGTCACTGGCAGTACTCTGATACTTCTAGTTTTCATAGCCAAAGCTTTTGGTATGGGTCTCAGTTCGTCTTTTGGAAACTCATAAGCTGTCATTGGTGGTAAGTTTCCTTGTTTCAAATTCTCTTCAAGGAAATTAAAATCTTCTCTTAATTTCCCATTCAAATATTGTATTTCTCCTTGTTCATTATATTGGAAAAGATTTTTCTTTCCTGGTAGAGTTCTTCCATATACATAGGGAATGCCTGGTGATGTTTTGGCATTTAAGGGATCTAAACAATTATTGTCTAAACCTCGTATTGTTTCATAAAAATCAAGTAAACGATAGTTTTTCTTCCCTATTTCTTTTTCATAGTATTTTGCTACGGATACAGTGGCGTAGTCTAATAATTCTTGATTTAGTGGCGTCATTACATCTCTCCCATACTTGTTTATAGAATTTTTAAGAGGATGCACTGGTATTGGTGCATTTTCTGGTGTTAATATAGCTGGCATTCTTTCAGATTTAGGCACATGTTTATATATAGGTGTTTTTATATAATTTGTTTTAGCATAAGATCCAATAATAAACTCTCTCTTTACTGAACCTACAATAGCTATATTGGTATCAATTAACTTTGATGTTGGTGTTATTTCATCTTCTAATGTATAAGGACCATCATTTGTTACTCCAGGTCCTAATGCATCCATTGCTTCTTGTAAATCTTCTTGTGTTAATCTACATATATAAGAATAATCATTATCAACATAGCACTGTAGACCTATAATAAATGAATTTTCAGTTGTTTTTGAAGTGACAACACCTCCAGATGATCCTCTAGGTAACACATATTTTACACAGCAAACATCATCTAAAGCTACTGTTGTATTAGTTTTTGCACAAATTCTCGAAAAATTATATATAGGTCTTCCAACTCCCAAACTAATTCTATTTTTCTCTGTTTCAGTTCTATAAAATACTTCAAGTTCATTAATTTCATTTTTATTGGTTTTTGTTCTAAAGAATTTTATTATTGATCTGAATGATGATATATATGGATTATTTATCATAACTAAATCTTTATTTGGGAATGTAAAACATTGATCAGCTCTAACTTCTATGGGGTGCCAAACTGAATTCTCATCAAATCCTCTTTTAATTTCTAAAATAATTTTATCTTGATCAGTGCCATAAACATCATGTATTAAGTGTCTATTAATTAATAAGTTGTTACCATGTATGCCTAAAGCATTACTTACCATGCCTTTATACTTTACAAGAATTACATTTCTTTTAACTGCATTCATATGATGTTCATGATGTTCTGTTGATGCAGTTGGTAATATTTTAGAAAGATTTCTTTTTGTACTAAACAAGATCTTAGATGTTTCTTGCACCTTTTCTTTCTCAAAGAGTCCACAAATACCTTTTATAGAATATATTATTGCAAAAGTTATTCCAATCACATAAATTGTCCTCTTCATTGTTTTGAGAATATTTAAGGCTTTCTTGAATCCTTTTTCACATTGTGTTTCTAGAATTTTCTTTGCTTTAATTATAGAAAGTCTTATATATTCTTGTTTATCTTTCCAATATGATAAGTTCTTACGATATTTTGATTCACATGTTTTCTTCATATACAGTCTTTGATCTTGGTTCATACTCATAAATGATTCGACTGTAGCTGTAAAAGATTCAAACAATGTTAAGTTTACTGGAGAATAGCATCTGTCATCTTTTAAGGTTCTAGTTAATTTTGCTTCCAATTCTCTAGTAAATTTAAATTGCCATCCTTTATCTTCGTCATATTCAATATAACTCAACATAGTGGGATTTATTCCTGTATTTCTTTTATTTCCTTCATATCCATTAAAAGTAGTCCATAAATCAGTTTTAAGTTCATTTTCTGTCAAAAATATGTATGATATAATACTTTCTTTAGCTGGTGAAACTTCCATAGTATCTGTTCTATACATGGCATTGCATTCTTTATAATGTTTTGTAGGTGTTAAATCAACACCTTGTATAGAATAGTTTCTATATAAACTTGATGGATTCTCTATAAATTCATATCCAAAGGCTCTGTCTTGTACATATTTTTGTAAGAAATTAACCTCAGGTTCTTCTTCTTGGACTATTCCTACTCTTTTTCGTAATAATTTTAACAAATTTTCATTTCTTTCAGATTCATCTTTCTGTTCTTCTCTTTTAATTCTAGCAATAATTCTTTGTTTTTCAATATCATCTTCTCCTTCGCCAGAATCACAAGTTCCCTCTATTCTTACATATTCAGCCATAGTTGAATTTATTGTTGCTAAGTAATCTATGGTGTTAATTAATTCATCTCCTTCTAGTTGTTTTCCATTTACACTGACTAGAATATCGACATCATCATCTTTTGGATTAATTTCAACATGATATGTCGTTGTTTTACCATCTCTCTCGTCTGAAACAACTATTCTTTCTTCTTTATGAATTTCTTCCATAGCAACTTCTGGATCTACAATTTCGAGAGTCTCTTCATTAAACTCAATCGTTGTGGCTTCTTTAGGTTCTTCATAAGCCATTTCTATAGTTCTTTCTATATTAGGGACATACATATCAAACCATGGTGAATATTTTTGATTCTTGTTAATACAATCTTTTCTTATATCTTCCATTAATGAATCTATTGTCAACATGTTCTCATAAAAGGTACTTCTGGGCAAATTCCTTTCTTCTTTTATCATAGCTGTTCTTCTTCTATGAATCTGATCTACAAATTGTTTATATGTCATATTTGAAGTTGGTATAGTTACACCATCAGGTAATACATCATCTGGTAAATATGAATTTTGTGCATTCTGACCTCTATCTTCAACTGGTTTTAACAAACTAAATTTCAAATGTGGGAAATCATTTGGTTTAAAATTTGGATATACTTCTTTAAACAATTTTTCACAAAATTTATGGGTTGATGGGTCAATTACTTTAGGGTCACAAGTCACATCTACAAGTAGATGTCTTCTTCTCCACACTGCTTCAATACATGCAACTCCTGAAGCTCTAGGATATAATATGTTGGTATTAGATAATATCCATTCTGATTCAAAAAATTGTATCTTTTCTGATAATTCTGCCATAGGTATCATAACTGGTACATTTGATATTAATGGTAACCATTTAGTTAAAACTTCAGCTGTTAATATAGGATACATTTCATCAACTAATATAACTGGTTGATCACAATAACCAGGCCAAAACCGATCTTCATCTTTAGGTGAATACATACAATTTCCTATGTCTCTATTACTGTAATAAGTCGTCTGAATTTCTTTAAGTAAATGATGTAAAACTGTCGATTTTCCTATACCGGCGTCTCCATAAAGTTGTACGTGGAATGGTGTATTTCTAAACTTAGTAGATTGGCCAACTCTATATATAGTATTCAACATTTCATAAATCTTTCTACTACTGGATTCCATCAATCTTCTTAATTCATCTACATCATGACTTCTTTCCATTGTTAACAATTTGTGTCTTAATTCCACAATTTTCCTTGATTCCAATATTGCTTCTTGATGTTTAGTTTGATTGGAACGCATAGCATTTAGACCTTCTGTACTACACCAATAATCTATTTTGATCTTATAATATGCAACTTGTTTCTTCAGGGCTTTAATTTCATCTCCTGGTTCAGGTCTACCAAGCATACTAGCTACAAAATTTAAAACTTCTCGTAAAATTGTTGAAAAATATTTTCCAATTCTTTCAATACCAAATATTCCTGCTCCTATAAAATGAAAATTTTTCAATGTATTTGCAAGTTTATCTGATAAATCTTCAATCTTTTTACCTGATTGCTTAAAAACTTTATAAGTTACAAAACAACCTAGTAAAGTAGCCAACAATGTACTTAACTTCTCAACATTAAATTCAGTTAATAATTCAATAATTTTATCTTGAAGTGATTTCTCAACTAAAGGCTCATTAGCTGTTCCATAAACATAATTTCTATCATGCATCCAAGAATTATAAAAGTCCATCATTCTAGAGAGATGTCGCATAATACCTGCTGCATCTGTCATTAAATAAATTCCAATTGCCTTTGTTACAAGACAACCTTTCTGCCAAAGAACATAACCAATTATGGCTTGAATTACATTAGCAATAAGGTTTACCATGCAACCACTTGTACCTAATAATCCATCTACAAGTTTTATAAATCCTGCTGCAATACTGTCTATCATGTTCTCAAGATGTCCTAAAAGGCCTATAATTCTGTCTAGTATTCCATCTGCTTTACTTTTAAGTTGTGAAAATTTAGATAATATTTTATCCATGACTTTTGAAAATGTCTGGGATATTTTACTTTCTGTTTTAGGGAATGGATTACAGTCAGAGTTATAACCTTCTCTTTCTAGTTCTTCTTTAGCCTCATTTTTAGCTTTCCTTCTATCTCTTAGATCTCTCATACTTGGTCCAGGATCACTATCATAACCATCTTGTCTACCGTCACTATCTTCATCATCACCATCGCTGTTAGTTGGTGTTATTTTAGGGACAAACCATTTCCAAACATATGGTAGTATCATGAATGTAAACTGCTTATCAGCATCATGCACTCCTTTTATACGTGTGACATATAATTCATCATTAACTGCTGATATATGTGCTTTAGTCTCTTTAATATAAGCATTAACTTTTGGATATTTCATATAATCAGTTATTTTCCTTGGGTTTTTAGCAACTGCTTTAGAAGCTTCAGCCCAATCAATATCCATCTCATCAACAGTTAATGGTAAAGTTCTATCAATTCTGATATTTCTTCTATTTTTACTCCACAAACCACGTTTCTTTACTTGTGTGAGGAACATTATCACTGCCAAAGGATTTAATTTCTTGAATTTATCTTTAGCAACGGTGAAACCATCTTTACTAGTAAATAACCATCCTTGCATGATGTAAAAACCTTCATTAACTGATCTACCACATCTTGCTGCACTCATTAATAAATCAACTAAACATTCATATGATGATAGAAAAGATCCAAATTCAGAATTCTCGGGGTGGTGATCATTTGCTGCATAGTGGTATCTTAGAGCGATTTCATAAATTTCACTAATATCTGCTGCGCCGTCAAAAATATTAGTCGGTCTAAAATCTTTACCTTTTGGAAATTCTCTTGGTGGTCTTTCCAAAGGTATACCTATACAGTTCTTGTTTTCTGAAGCTGTTGATTCATATTTAAATGTTGGAAACAGTTGTAATGCTTCATCTAATGTTATTTTTGATGTATCTTCATTTTCAAAGAAGAATCCAGTTCCGGGTGGTACTTTATATCCCATCATAATATTAAACATTTTTCTTGCTCTAGCTGTTATCAAAGAGTCATTAAATTCAATTGGAGACATATTTAGTGCTTTATTTAAAATTTTGTTTTTCTTGAATTTTCTAGCACCTGATTTTGTAACTTTACATTTCTTTTCTTCTCCAACATAAACATTAGTCTCCTTAACTTTAACTGGTGGTATGTCAAATACTATTTCCATTTCTTCAGACTCACTATCACTAGGGACTTCATCTATAGCATTGAATAAATCATGTACACTAGATAAAGTTCTAGAATATTCATCTTCCATAACTTCAATTTCTTCAACAAAACCTTTAAGCTTGAAATCTATTAAACGTTTGATATTAGAATGGGAAGGATAACTTATTCTAATGATTACGTTTCTTTCTTCTGGAATAGATAATAATCTTTTAACTGTTTCTGCCGATTTTTGTGGATTAGAAAACTTTCCTTGCATTGCATAAAGACATTTACACATTCTACTATAACATGCTATAAAAATCATATTCATAACTTTATTTGAAACCGGTGTTAATCTGTTTATAATATAATACATATCATCATAACCAATCTTTTCTCCTTTGTTCGCTGGAGTCATCCAATAATAACAATGATGTATGGTGTCTCTTATTTCTTGAATAGCGGTTAGATTTCCTTTTCTAAGTTTCTTCTTACTAACAAAGCTCAAAAGATAAATGATCTTTTCTCTATCTTCTTCTGGTAAACTATGTTTACATTCTTCAAGGAATTCTTTTTCAAAAGACCTTATTTTATCCTTTGCTTCATCACTTGCAATAACCAGTTCTAACATAAAGTCTAACCATCTTTCATCTTTTCTTTCCATATGTATTATAAATAATTTAGTATTCATCAAATAATTAAAGATGTTAACAATCTGAGAGTCCAAATTCAAGTCACTGAAATCAATTTTGTGAAAACCACTTTCATTATCATATTTAAATTTCGAAATCGTATCCGTGTCAAAAGTTGCCAATAAGTGCATCTGACATGTGTCAGTGAACATTTCTTCATAAATTTCTTCCAACAAATTTTTGTTGATATTTTCCATTTTCTTATTCAGGGGTACGCTCGCCAGCGATGAGTTACTTTCTGTATTGTTCATCGCCATAGTGTTTTAAAATTTTGAAGGGGCTGCCTTCGGACGTATACAAACATAAATAAAACAACACAATAAAACATAAAATATAGAAATAAAAAGATTTCTACCAAATGTGCATAAATAATAAAAATAATTCAGGTAAGTCATAAGCCCAACCAGTCGGGGTAACCAGGGTCCACAGCATATATAACTCACGATTACTTCAAGACACGACGCTTCTACATAGAAGAATTCCACTATGAATCTTCAAATTGTTTTTGCTATGTGCTCCATAATCAAGGTTATATAAGTGTTTACATGCCTAATCTATTCGAGTAACTGGTGTCACCAGAGAGCGTGCTAGGTTTATTTACAGGCTCGGTAATTATTAATATTATTCATAAATGATATACATCTTCTTAATTCTACGGGTTATTAAAATCAACATTTGCACGAAGTCCACCAAATCGTGGATCAGCTACAGCGCCAATGATGTTCTGTACATATCTCATAGTTCCGGGTGAATCATAGTCGGGGTTTGAATAAACTCTGGGTGTTATTGGTGATGTTTTTGTGATTCTATTTCCTGATCTATTAATACCTAAAATTGCTAAGTCTCTAGTAGCTAAGGCATCATCGGAAACAGGATTAGCATATGCGGTTTCTCCAGAAAACTGGAAATCATCACCTGCTGCAATATCTATTTCAAACATTATCTGATTATCACCAGAAGATGAGTTATCAATGGTTCCTCTAAGGCCAATTCCTATAAAATCATCATATCTAGAACTACCAAGGCCATCTAAATAACCTTGTGTTATATTAGTTCCGTCTGCATTAATAGAATTTTTGAAATTACCTATACTTTGTGCGATTATACCAAATTGATCAACATATGAATAAGGTTTTTGATAAGAATATTGTATCTCCATATGTCTAGTCATAGTCAAATCGTTATACATATAGGAATTAGCCTGAGATGATCCATAAGACCATTTTTGTCTATAAGGTACTATAGCTTGATAATTCGTGCAAGGCATAACTACGGGAATTTGCTTCACTCCGTATATAGGAGAACCAAAAAGTACAGCATTATGTGTAAAAGCTGCTTTGGATCTTAATCTAAATTTCAATCCTCCAGTCCAAAATCTATTTGCTCTAGCCATTTCTGATATTAAAGGTGGCAAACTATGATGATAAATATAAATTCCTGGATCTGTATCAAATTGGGGCATTGGTTTTACTGTCCCGTCAGGCTTAGGAAAATTTTTATAATCATAATCATGTATAATTAAATCATTATCAACAGAAAGTTGGTTGGCCATTCCTGCATTATGTAACCATATAGTGTCATTGGCTAAATGTGGAATAAATGGTGAACATCGTATAAGAAATAAATAGTTTCTATCATTACCTACAAGAGGAAGATTAACTACTACTCTGATACCTGTTGGATTCCACTTTCGTATACTAGCTATTAAACTTATTGGTTTCAATAATGGGGTTTTAGTGATTGAAGCAGCCTTAGGTTGGTCCATTTCACTTTCTGGTGGGTTAACTTCTATTATTTCTGGATTTTGATTCATAATTTAAATTGCAACGGCATGAGCATAAGATCTTGGTCCTACTTGGACGAAGTTCTCCAAATTTTCGAAATGTTTGAACACTACTATTCTGAAGTTGTCTGGAAAAATGCTTCCTGGAATATATTGATTCTGCACTGAAATATTAATACTTCCAAAATTAATACTAAATATGGGGCATCCTGCATCAGGTTCATATAAATATCCATTAGACACATAAGTTTTATCTGGATTAGTTAATGCAGCTGTTTTAGTTGGAAAAACATCAAGTGGGTTGTTTCCTTCCACAGTTATTGTGAACATATTCTTTGTAGCCAAATCCCACTCCCACATATAGTTTCTTAAGTAAGTATCATCATTTTGTTGTACATCGTTATTATAAGATATCGTTGGGTCTTTATCTCCTCCATGAAAATAACCTGCTCCTGGAATATAGACTATACGTAATTTCCCTGCTGTAGCTGGTGGTTTTATGGCCCAAAAAGTGTATTTAATTTTAGCTTTAAAATAAATCGAGCTATTGAATAATAAAACTCGAGGCCAAACTAAGCTACATTCTAGGTAATTAGTATTATTAACTTTATTTCCTAATAACCTTGCTGGATCAAACGACATCAATAACTTTCCTGGTGTATCGGCGGTAGATACTACAAAAGAATCTACATATTCCAATCGCTTTCCCCAAAGTTCTTCATTTGGTGGTTCTCCATTAATCTTAATCGTATTCAAAATCGGTAGTCCATTTTCGTTCAAAGATCCAATATTAGTTTGCGGTGGTGGTACCTGCGCAACCAAAGGGTAAACTGGTGGTGTATATTTCTGTGTTTCTTGATTCATCCTGATTGAGTGTCAATTACTTCAGTAGATTGTGCGTCTACTGTTGAGTCACCAGCTGTAGTAGCTTGATAGCTACTAGAGGCAGTATCATTATCGAAATTTTCCGGGTTTAATGAAGCTGAAACAGCTCCTCCAAGTGGGCCAAATAGACCAGTAGCTATTTTTGAAAAGTTTTCATAAGATTCAACATTTCTAGTACTTGCTGCAAGTTGGTTTGATGCAACTTCTTGAAAACCTATACCATGTCCATTATTTATGGCATTATTAAAAGCTACTTGATTAGCATAATTAGCTGCTGAAGCTTTATCTGATACTATTCCTGATTCTGCTGATTCTACACCAGAAATTGCCATTTGAACTGCAAATAATTCTGGCAAGAATGTACTTTCTACAATACCTGCTGTCTGTAAAGCTTCATCAGCTTCTACTGCTTCTCCTTCTAGTGCCAATGGAGGAGGTGTAAAATCTGGGTCTAAAGTCAATTCCTCTACTTGCGTTGGTTGTTCTACTGTAGGTGTTGCTGGTGTACGCACATTATATCCTTTAATATTTGAAGAAGGTAATGATCTTGAAAATATCATGTTGTCAATAAGTTGCGAAGGCTTAGTAAAACCTGTAGTATTCATATTCCTTTTTCAAAGAATTGTGGATTATATACTCCAAGGCGTAGTCCACATAATTGTGTCCAAACACGTAGTTGTACATAATCTGTTACTCCTTCTGCTACTTGTAATGGTGAAAACACATTGCAATCAAGAGAACCATGATCATAAGATGGGTTGCCTTGTTTGTCAGAATAATTTGGTAGTGGTAAATAGGACAAGTTAGTATTCCAATTTATGTTAAATTCCATTGTTGGACATGAGCCAAAACATTGAAATGCTCTTGGAAACTTACAATTATCAAACATGTTAGAGTTTAAGGTAAATGCATCTTTTAATGCTTTAGGATAGTTAAATTGTGTAAATAAAACAGCACCTTGTTGTTGAAGCATAGACGTCATTTCTACAGTTACCTTTACATGTGAAAATTTATAAGTTGTGAAAAATTTCTCAGTGGCTCCGGGAATATTAACAGTTGCTGTCATTGGCTTAAAATGATAATCCATACAAAAATTGTAATCAATTGGTATAGAAAAGACCAATTTGCCAAAGCCATCTTTAGGTGTTATAGTATAGACTCCATATTGTTTCTTTTGTCCTACTAACTCAGCAAAATTATTCATCATCAAATCCGCGTTCGTGCTAGGGTTGTTATATATTGGTGCAATTCCTGAAGTAGTATCTGCATACTGTCTCTTGATTCCTTGCACATCTAAATCTTTAAATTTATCTTCGATGTCATTCATAGTTTAAAATTTTAAATAATAAGTTTTTGTATAAATCATACATGGTTGAACGATCATGATATATAGAAAAACTAACATTTACAAAATTTAAATAAATATATCAAATCATAAACATAAAACACTTCGCATAAGTCATCTCAATATACAATTAATAAATATAAAATACTTATTAAAGGACAAATAATTTGGTTTTGTTTGTTTAAGGGGGTGAGAAACCTTTACCTAGAATCTCGTGATGGTTTATAACGCTTTGACATAATAAATTAAAAACCTAGCCAATAGAGGTCAGCAAAGTCACTACGCTATTAGAACGTATGCTAAGACTAACTTATTGGTTATAGGGTATTATGCAAGATAAAAGACATTTTGTATGCCAATTAACTATCGCATCATAGAACCTGAAAGGCCAAAATAAAGATAGGGTAATCCCCT